ACATGATGTATTACACGCAAAAATAAATGGACCTAAAGCTATGAACGATGCAGCGTTTAAATCTGGTACAGTATTAATAGAAGAAGGCTATGCATACTTTAAGTTTGATAAATTTTACGACAAACTAAGATCTAAGAACTGGAAGCACGGCGAAGATAAGACAGGTGTAATGATGAAAACTAATTACAAGAAATGTGACATACAATTTTTAGAACAAAAAAGATATCCTACAAAAGAAAAAGGTAAATACAATACTCCTACAAAAAATATTGTAATGATAAGTATAGAAGAGTTTGAAGATATAGAAATAAACCATACTAAAATAAAACACAACACGGAGATAATGTGATTAGAAAAATATTGGGTCCTCCTGGTACAGGTAAGACAACCAAACTTATTAAGTATGTGAAAACATTTGTCAAATTAGGTACACCTATTGATAAAATAGGATACTTTGCATTTACAACCAAAGCAGCAAACGAGGCTATCGATAGGATGTTGGATGCATACCCAAGACTACAAAGAAAAAATTTAAAATATTTTAGAACACTACACTCATTAGCATTTACACAACTAGGTATGAAGAAAGCTCAGGTAATGCAGGACGAACACTACGAAGACATAGGTAGAAAATTAGGTATAGAGGTTACAGTTTATTCTAATGGAGAAGAGAAGACTGGGTTTGTAGATTCTAATAGTGAATACTTTAACATTATTAATGCAGCAAGAATCAAGAACGTATCTATTGAGGAAGAATATAATACAGATATGTATTCAGAAGACATAGACAAACATCAATTACAAATTTTAAAAGATGAAGTAGATAATTATAAGCAGGCATATGGCCTGGTAGATTTTACAGACATGATTGAAAGATTTAATGTGGCAGAATTGTGTCCGAAATATGATGTAATATTTGTCGATGAAGCACAGGATTTATCGCCAATACAGTGGAAAATGTACGATATACTTAAGAAAAACTCTAAATATGTTATACTAGCAGGTGATGATGATCAAGCTATTTATGGCTGGGCTGGTGCAGATGTTAAGCGATTTCAAGACGAACCGGCTAAAGACATAATCTTGCCACAATCTTACAGGGTACCACAACAAGTACAACACGTAGCTGATCAAATATTAAATAGAATACCTAATGATAGAAGAATCATGAAGCTATGGGCACCGCGTCCGGAATCAGGGACCACGAATCATATAACTTCTATTGAAGATGCACCATTGCATGAAGGTGATTGGTTAATACTTTCAAGAACAAATGATAAATTAACAAAGTTAAAACCAATATTAAAAGATATGGCTATTTACTTTGAAATCAAAGGTAGAAAGAGTTATAAAACAAGATTGTATACAGCTATTAAAAATTATACTAGATGGACCAATGGAGATAAGCTTTCTCTATCTGAGTGTAAAGACTTACTAGAATTTTTAGAAGAAGACATAGAGTTAAAAGAAGAGAGAATGTACGACTTGTATGAGTTTGGTTATGTAAGAACACAAGAATGGTATGAAGTTTTTAAAACAGATCCAGAAGAAAGTTTATACATAAGAGAAATGTTAAGACTCAAAGAAGAGTTATCTAAACCTGCAAGAGTAAAACTATCTACAATACATGCAGCAAAAGGTGGTGAAGCTACAAATGTTTTACTAATTTTAGACAATACAAAAAAAATAAGAGACGCAGTAGAAAGAAGCGAAGATAAACACGACGAAGAACAAAGGGTTTGGTATGTGGGTGTAACACGTACAAAACAAAATCTATATATACTAACAGCTAAACATGAGGACAAAGGTTATGACATCGAAAGTTTGGGATAAGCAGCATGGCGGGAGCCACTACCAAAAGTATAAAATTCAGCCGAGTAAGTTTGTAGTTGAGAATGAATTGCTATATCCTGAAGGTTGTGCTATAAAATACATAATAAGACATCGCGATAAAGGAAAGAAACAAGACTTGGAAAAAGCAATACACTTTATAGAAATGATAATCGAAAGGGACTATGGAACCAAATAATCATATACCAGCCTACATGGGTTTGTTTACTTGTTTATTAATTCTTTGTTATTTAATATTATGAAAATACCTACATTTAGCGCACAGACAGAATGGGTAATACCCACAGAATTTCCGGATCTTAGACAGGTCGACGAAATTGCAATTGATTTAGAAACAAGAGATCCTGATTTAATTAAAAAAGGATCTGGATCTATTATAGGTAATGGTGAAGTTATAGGAATAGCTGTAGCAACAACACATTACAAAGGATACTTTCCTATTGCACACGAAGGTGGTGGAAACATGGATCGTAAAAAAGTTCTAGAATGGTTTCAAGATATTCTTAAAACAGATTCTACAAAAATATTTCACAATGCAATGTACGATGTATGTTGGATCAAAGCTATGGGTCTAACTATAAATGGTATGATTGTTGATACAATGATAGCCGCAGCTGTGACTGATGAAAATAGATTTAGATATGATCTCAATAGTTTGTCCTGGAAATATCTAGGCTTTGGTAAGAACGAAGCTGCACTTGCAGAAGCAGCAGCTGAATGGGGTATAGATCCTAAATCAGAAATGTACAAACTACCATCATTAAATGTTGGTACTTATGCTGAAAGAGATGCAGAAGCAACTTATGGTTTATGGCAAGAAATGAAAAAAGAAATTATTGCACAAGACTTACAATCTATTATGGAGTTAGAGACAGATTTGTTTCCATGTCTGGTTGACATGAGATTTAAAGGTGTAAGGGTAGATGTAGAAGCAGCACACACATTAAAGAAAAATTTAATTAATGAAGAGAATGCATTGCTAACTGCAATTGAAAAAGAAACTAATGTGAGGCCACAGATATGGGCAGCAAGTAGTATTGCAGATGTATTTGAAAATTTAAAAATACCATTTGAGAGAACAGAAAAAACACAAGCACCATCATTTACAAAAAACTTTTTACAAGAACATAAACATCCCGTTGTAAATATGATTGCAAAAGCAAGAGAAGTAAACAAAGCACACACAACTTTTATAGATTCTATTCTTAGATACGAACACAAAGGTAGAATTCACGCAGAGATAAACCAATTAAGAAACGCTGGGGGTGGCACGGTTACTGGTAGGTTCTCCTACCAGAATCCAAATTTACAACAGATACCTGCTCGAAACAAAGATCTTGGACCTAAGATAAGGTCATTGTTTATACCAGAAGAAGGTCATAAGTGGGGATGCTTTGATTATTCTCAACAAGAACCTAGATTGGTAGTGCATTATGCAGCTCTCTACAAACTACCATCTGTTTATGACGTTGTAGACGCTTACAACAATGATGCTAACTCAGACTTTCACCAGACTGTAGCAGATATGGCAGAGATACCTAGATCACAAGCTAAAACAATTAACCTAGGATTATTTTATGGCATGGGTAAAGCTAAATTACAGGCAGAATTAGGTGTAAGTAAGGACAAAGCTGCTGACCTATTTAATACATACCATTCACGTGTACCATTTGTAAAACAACTTATGGAAAAAGCATCTAACAGAGCACAAGACCGTGGACAGATACGAACACTGCTGGGTAGACTATGTAGGTTTCATCTATGGGAACCAAATAGTTTCGGTATGCATAAGGCCATGACACATGAAGATGCATTGGCGGAACATGGACCAGGGATTAAAAGAGCATACACATACAAAGCATTAAATAAATTAATACAAGGTAGTGCAGCTGACATGACAAAAAAATCTATGTTAGAATTATACAAAGAAGGAATTGTAGCACACATACAAATACATGATGAGTTATGTCTATCAATAGAAAATGACGCACAGGCAAAAAAGATTGTTGAGATTATGGAGCAAGCTGTTAGTCTGGAGGTTCCAAACAAAGTAGACTACGAACACGGTAAAAACTGGGGGAGTATAAATGACTAATGGCTTATCTTAATGCAAACATACCAGTAATAGAATGTTACGTAAGAGGTAACTATCTTAGAGATCAAAAAGATTCACACGATAAATATTTTGAAGTAGGAGTATTTGGTTTTAGCTCTATACCAAACAGAGTACCATTGTTTCATTTCTTAATGGAAGATGGCGGCCTGTGGTGGCGAGCACCTATTACTGCATTTTGTACAAAACCTGGAGTCAAAGAATTACCATTAGATGAAGTAGTTATGTGGGACAGTTTTAGTTACAATGTAAGTGTTACAACTTTTTATGAGCTGGCCGGTGCTACAATGCAATATACATCACGACGTAAAGTAAAACGTAAAGGTAAATATTTATTTACAATTGATTGGTGTGCAGGAGACTTTAACGAATTAAATTTTGGTTATGCAGAGAAACCAGATCAACATAAATGTGGACATGTTCTGCAACTAGAAGACGGAAACTTTGCAATACAGCCCAATAATAGGCTTAAAATGTTTGATGCATCTATGGGTGTGGACCCATCAAAAAACTTGATTAATAGATTAGTAACCAGTAAGATATATTCCGTAGAAAATTCAGCTAAATGGATTACCGATGAACACGAACAAGGTAGTTATGATTATCAGCTGAGAAACTTGGAGGAAGATGATGATAAATAAATACAAAGAAAAATTTATGATTTGGCAACTACACAACAGAAAAGAGATAGTTATTGCTGTCGCTGCTTTTGTGATTGGAGCCATAATCTTTTAATAAAGGACTTTATGCCGTATGAACCTAGCAGATCTATTAAAAAAAAATATAGTTATGGTACCCGTGGTAGCTTCAGTGCTAGTCGGAACGTTCACAGGCGTTAGATACATTGTTAATCTAACAGACACAATCAATTCAAATCAACAACAAATTGTAGATCTTAAAAGAGATTTAAAAGTTGCTGAAGATAAAATCGTAGATCAAAACACAAGACTAACTTCTGCTGAGTCTACTTGGCAGATGGCAGAAAATTTATACAGACAACTAGCAGATCAAGTTA